GATTAATCATCTCCTTATTCTTTTATTTTCCCGCATCTGGGAAAAGTCTTATATGCTATCAAAGAGCAGTATTAGTTTACCGCTCTTTTTGTTAAATATTTTTGAAAATAATAAGTGTAGGTACAAATATTATTTTATAGTTTTCAAAACTAATAGGTCTGTCTCCATATTTATTAGAGTAATATCCAATAGCATCACGCAAAAATGATTCTGTTACGTTTAAGTAATCAGCCATTTCAGAAATATTTCTACAACCTTTTAAATAAGCTTTTACGATACCAGGAACTCCAACTAGCTTATCATAAGCAAAGTTTCGAGCTTTGTTTTCTTGTTTCATATTATCTATGTTGTTTAGGTCAATGATATTTCCGTATGTCTTGTAATGGTGTCCAAGCTCCTCAGCTAGAAGTGATATATAAGTAAAGAGCGATATTAGTTTATCGCTCTTTAAATTTCCCACATTTGGGAAAAGTATCTATTTTTTATTTATATTTATAATATTCTTCTTTTAACTCACGACAATTTTTATATAAGAAATAAGCAACTTTTGTATCATATAAAGCATTATGAGATTTTATATCATAAACATCTAGTGGTAATCCTAATTGATATTTAAGGTCTTCCAGTTTATAACTAGAAAGTCTTTTTCCTGTATCTTCATCCTTCATAAATCTTCTAGCTAGAGCCAATGTATCTATAGCCTTATTACCAGGTTTTTTATATCCTAAATTGTACATAGGGTCTAATATAAAAGACATATCAAAAGACACATTATGAGATATAAGTGTATATTTATCTATAAACTTTAAGAAATTAGGTAGTACATACTCTATAGGAGGAGCAGAAGCTACCATCTCATTTGTTATACCAGTTAAGTCAGTTATTTTTTCTCGTATTTTTTTCTTTGGATTAACATATGTATGGAAATATTCTACAGGCTCATCATAATCAAATTTAATAGCAGCTATTTCTGTTATAGCTTCTTTATGAGCTTCTAAACCTGTAGTTTCTAAATCAAATACAATATAACATTCTGGATCTTTAGTTGTTCCACTATGTTTTATAAATTTCCAATAATCAACTTCTTTATCTGGCTTTCTAGCTAATGATTTTAAAAACTCTTCAGTCGGTTCTTCCATTTTAAATAGAGGAACTTCTTTAAATGTTCCAGCATAAGGATTTTTTTCATCAACTTCATATAAGTCATCACCAATAGAGAAAACAAATTCTTTAAAAGCATCCTCTTTCTTTATTTCCTCATTAATTTCTCTCATAGTTTCTCTTGCTTTTTTGAAGAAGCTAAATATACCCATAATATAATCACCTCGTTTTAAAAATTTACCAATGTCTAGTTGTATTAATTACTTTACCAATTATTTTAACATCTTGAAGAGCTTGTCCAGAAAATACTCTAACTGGATAATATGCATTGAATGAATGTAGCTCTAAACAATCATCTCTTTTTATAACTTTTTTGATAACACCTTCATCTCCATTTATTAATACAATTGCTAAGTCACCAGACTCAACATCAGATTGTTTCTTAACAAGAGCTAAGTCACCTTCTGATATTCGTGGCTCCATACTGTCACCTTTAACTTTCAGGTAGTAATAATCAGATGTATCAGCACAAAGGTTAAAAGCATATTCATGACCGATAACTTCTTCAATTGCCCATCCACCAGTTCCAGCTCTTACTGATCCTAAAACTGGAAGCTTAACAACATTATCTATTTTTATTTCATTTTTTAATCTAACGTCATCATTACCAAGTAGATAATCTAGTGAAACAGAATAAAGAGAGGCTAACTTTTGTAGAATTTCAAGTGGAGGTTTATTTTTACCTTGTTCATAGTATCCGTATCCACTAGTAGTCATATTTAAAAATTTGCCAATATCTTCTTGAGTGTATTTATTTTCTTTTCTTAAACTTTTCAATCTATCTTGTAAATTAGCCATTTCAACAACTCCTTTCATAATCATAATACAATTTTAAAGTGTATAATACAAATAAATACAATTAAATGGTGTAAAAAATAAAAAAATATCTTGAATACAATAAATGGTTGTGATATACTTCAATTAAACAATAAATCATTGTAAAAAAGAAAGGAGGAAACTTTCTTGTCAAAATTAAAAAAAATGCGTGAAGAAAAAAAGCTTTCTCAAAAAGAACTTGCTAAAATCCTTGGAATAACGCAACAAGCATATAGCAGAATAGAATTAGGTAAAGCAAAACCAAGTTTATCTAAAGCTAAAGAAATAGCGGATTTTTTCAATTCAACAATAGAAGAAATTTTTTTTGGGGAAAAATTCAACTATTAATTGTATTTTAAAATGGCTATCTAAAAAGATAAATATCAAAATATAGACGATAGAGGTCTTAACGGCTAAAAAAAGAGGTGATAAAAATGGATGATTTAATGTTGCTAAAAGGACAGCTTCCAAAGAAAGATTGGTATTGGGGAAATATAAGATTTTCCGGTATAGGGTTTACCGGTAAACAAGATAATTATCAATTAAACAATAATATTGATGATTTCCTTGAAAAAGTTAATAGGGATCCTTCTACAGAAATAAAACATATAAAATATTTGAATGATAATGATGGATGTACAGATGTACTTATAACTTATAGATATCAATTGTCAGAAGAAGAATTAGAAGAAGCAAATAAACTAAAAGAAGAAAATTTTAAAAGACGTATAGAGTATGCAAAAAGAAGAAGTGAAAAAGAAGATTTCCCTAATGAAATAGCAAAAAATTTAAGGATATTAAGAGCTATTTTAGATGAAAGTGAATATGAATTTGCTTGGAGAACAAGAATAGAAGAATCTGATATTAGAAATGTAGAAAGTGGAAAAAAGGAAATTACAGATGAGATGTTAAGAGCTATAAAGAAAAGATTTCCATGTATATCAATCAAGACTTTCACTAATGGAGAAAGAGAGGATTTTTAAAATGTCAGGTTTCAAATTAACAAAAGAGTTACTAGATAAAAGAATTTGTGATGTAGATACAAACTCTAGTAATACAGAAACTTATAGAGAGTTTATTCATAAGGCAGAGAAACATTTAGGTCTATCTACACCAACAACAGATGAGATGTTAGATAAAGCAATAGATACAGATTTAAACAGATATTTTAAAGATTTATCTGGAGCATTGGATAAGTAAAGGAGAAATAGAAATGGAAGAACAGTATTATCAATCAGTTAAGTATATAAGTAATAAGGATTGTTATGGAAATCCAAATAATAGATTTCTGCACGCTGAGCTACTAGCGGTTATAGCAAATATAAATTCACGTAGAGGCGGGACAGTAGAAAAAATAGAATTTGTGCAAGAAGGCATATATACAAATGTGTTTATATTTTTCAAAACAAAAGAGTTAAAAGAATTTGAAAAAAGTATGGAAATAAAAAAAGAGCAGCTTGATAAAGAAGAGCAACTTAGAATGGAAACTCTTTTAGAGGAAGATTTTCCTAATAAAATATCAAAAAATTTATTCATTCTAAGAGGAATAGTAGGTGAAAGTCTTTATGAATTTGCTAAAAATACATGTATAAACCCATACGATTTAAAAAAAGTAGAAAGTGGAAAATTAAAAATGTCAGACAATATGTTAAGAGCGATAAAAGAAAGATTTCCATCTATATCAATCAAGACTTTCACTAATGGGGAAAGAGAGGATTTTTAAAATGAAAGAAAAGGAATTAACTGTAAAAGTTAAGCTAGAGATTGACGATAAGGAGTTTCAAGAAAAAGTGGATTATATAAACACACTACTTCGTCGGATTCAGCACGCAGTAGAAGAAATTCCTAAATTAATAAAAATAACTCAACAAGATTAATCACTAAAGCGAGGTGATAATAATGAGCAAGGTGGCAACAGTAGGAAACAACATTTACTACAAAGCAAGAATATCAGCTATAGATAAAAATAAGTTTTTCTCTAATAGAGAAGATGCAGCTCTACTTACAAGTATCAATAAATGCAGAATTTTTAATATAGAGAGTGATAAGACGGATGCACACCCAGAAGAAGTAATAAAAATGGCTGAGGTTTATGAAGCTCCATATCTAATCAATCACTATTGCAACAATGTATGCCCTATTGGTAAAAAGTTTGGTTGCAGTTTTAACTTAGAAAGCGACTCAGATATGTATAAAGCATCAATCATGTTAATGGGATCTCTAAGCCAGGCAAATAATGCAAAAGATGTTTTGTTGAAGATATTAGAGGACGGACAGATTACTGATGATGAAATTGAAGTGGCTGATCAAGCAATCACTACATTGACTAAACTGATGAAGGATGTAGTAAATCTAAAAATAGCACTTGAAAAGATAAAGAGGTGAGATTTATGGAAACTCATGAAGAAAGAATGGAACGTATCTGGAAAAACTTAAACAGACATGGCATATACACAAAGGAAGAGGCTATGAAAGCTTACAGAGAAGTACCAAGAATAGACATCACTCCATTTGTAGCTCCTATTGATTGGGATGAAGTAAGAAAGATAAGAGAAGAGTTATTTGGAGATAAAGAAAGAAATATGTAATTTCCCACATCTGGGAAAAATGAAAGAGAGGTAAACAATATGAAAGCAACTTATATTTTAGCATTTTCATTAGCAGCATATCAGCTTGTAGCTGGAGAGTTCAACTTAATGCTTTTTGCATTTGGATATACATTTTTCGGTATGTTCTTTAGTATTCTTTTAAAGACTATAAAAGAGAGTAAAGAGCTAGAAGCAAAGGAAGCTGAAGAAGAAAAGAAACCAGCGACTACTAGAAGAAGAAAAACAACTACTACAAAATAAATTTTCCCACATCTGGGAAAAGGCAAGGAGGGTTTGAGATGCCAGCAGAAGTAATAGTAGCTCCACAAGATAGAGAGCTTGTTAGTCTATTTAATTTTGAAGATATACAGGCAGTACAAAATGAAGATATGACAATATCAATCAGTATTGAAGATGCTGCAGAAGTGTTAGGACTTGTTAAGATAACTAAGTCAAATGGTAAGGAATACAGAAATATGAGACTAGATAGAATAAACAAATATAGTCAAGAATATGGTTTTTCCCACAAGTGGGAAAAAGGTGATTACATACCAGAGAGCTTTTTCTACTGGTTAGCTTTTAAGGTGGAAAATGAACACGCAAAGAATTTTAGGAAGAATTTTTCATTAGCCTTGAGGGATTTAAGGATTAAGACCTATTTGGATAATACACAGAAAGCTGAGAGCAGGGACATTCTTCTTTTGGAAGAAAATTTCAAAGCTACTGAGGAAATTCTTGAGAGAATAGTTGGTCGAACTAATTCGATTACTCTTAGAGGTATGGCAAAGCTTATAAGCAGTGAAGGTAAAGCGATAAGTGAGAGAGGTCTGAAAGAAATTTTGAAGATGTGGAACATTCTTTTGAAGAATGGGAAAGAGCCTACTCAATATGCTCTTGAGAGAGGGATTTGTGAGTATAGCTTTTATAAGAATAATAAAAATCCAGTTGTGCTTATTACTCAGAGAGGACAGTTATTTATTCTTAAGAAATTTTTTAGACCACATGTGGGAAAAAAATAAAAAGGAGACCTGTTACCAGCAGATCTCCAATCGTGAACAAGGTGGTTCACTTAAATTAACATTGACTGATTTGAGTGTATCACACAAAAATATAATTTTCAAGGGTGGTGAATGAAATGAGAGTAGAGGTTTTAGGGTTTAAGCAAGAGGAGCTGATGAGGCAAGGTGTTTCTCTGGATGAGGCTCTTATTCTCAGAGATATTGAGGATATTATCAATTCTGGTAAAACTGCGACATACTTCTGTGAAGAAGATGGAAAGATGTATCATTGGATATTCTACAACAAGGTTCTTGATGATATTCCAATACTAAATATTTCAAAAGAAAGATTGGCTAGAATTATAATTCATAATCTATGTGAAAAACCAGAAGATTTTGATGAGAAGTTTGAGTCTTGTTCTGAGAGAACTCAAAAGGATATGCGTCAGAGAAAATATTTAGGACTTTTAAAAAGCAAGGTTGTAAAAAATACTGCAGAAGGTACTAGAAGTTATTTCACTTTTACAGATAAATTTTACGAAATGAGAGAAGAAATTTTTTCAGAAGAGGGTATGACGAATGCGTCAGAAGGGTGCGACGTAAACGTCGAGTGGGCTAGACGTAAACGTCTTGTGCGACAAAACGAAAACGTCGGAAGGGGGTCTGACGTAAACGTCTTCTCCGACAAGACGAAAACGTGCTCTCGGACACGACGTAAACGTCGGAACAAAGATATATATATAAATATATATATAGATATAGTCGAGTACCTTAACAAAAAAGCTAATAAAAACTACAAGCATAATTCTGATAAGACACGTCGCTTTATAGATGCTCGTCTGAATGAAGGATTTACTTTAGAAGATTTTAAAAAGGTAATTGATAATAAGTGTCGGTCATGGTTAAACGATGAAAGGATGAACCAGTACTTAAGACCAGAGACACTTTTCGGTACTAAGTTTGAGGCATACTTAAACGAAATGCCGATTTCTCAAAAGAAAATAGAAAAAGCAGTTGAGTCTGCAGTTGAAAGTTCTTTTAGTAGATTTACAGATTTGTAAGAGTAGGAGGTGAAGGAGTTGAATGCTCCAGTAATTGATACTAAAGCAGAGCAATCCGTATTAGGAGCATTCCTAGTAGAAAACTCTGTAACCTTTAAAGCTAGAGAGATAAAAGCTGATTTATTTTATCACGCAGCACACAAAGAAATATTCAATGCGATGATAAATATATTAAATCAAAACAAGGCAGTCGATATGATTACTCTGACAGATGAGCTTGAGAAACGAGGAACACTTAATTCTATAGGAGGAGTTACATATCTTACAAGTTTGGTATCTATAGTGACTACGACTCGGAATATAGATACTCATATCCAGATCTTGAAAGAGAAGTATTTGGTGAGAGAGATACAGACACAAGCTCAGGAGCTATTAAATAATATCAACTCAAAGCAAATAACTGAAATTCAGTCAGATGTTGATGAACTTAAAAGTATTATTTCAAAGAATAGCTCAGCTCAGAGTAGTTATGTTGATGCTGCTGATATTGATGACAGTTATGAGGATTATAAAAATATTCCAACTGGATTTAGAAAATTAGATGGTGTTATGGACGGATTCAGATACGGAACTCTTACAGTTCTATCTGGTAAACCAGGAGCAGGGAAGTCGACAATTATTAACCAGTTTTTAGCTAGTGCAATTGATGTTGGTCAGAAGGCAATGCTTTATTCTGGGGAATTGCCAAGTAAGACTGTTATGGATTGGTTTAGGAAATGTGTAGTTTCAGAATGTGATATTAAAAAATATCAAACTATGTATGGAGCTAAGTTCAATGCTCCATCAGAACAGGCTAGAGAATTAATAAGAGAGTGGATAAGGGGAAAGTTGTTTATTTACTCTGAAGATGTTATCGCAAACGAAAAAAATATGTGTGGTGTGATTGAACATTTATGGCTGAAACATGGAGTAAGAATGTTTGTGATTGATAACTTAATGACTTTGAGTATGGATAATCAAGTTGATAAGTATGAGTCTCAGAAGTTACTTGTTAGAGATTTGAAAAACTTAGCTAAGAAATATGGTTTGGTAATTATTCTGGTAGCTCATCCTAAGAAAACCAAAGAGAGAAATATAGACATGTTTGATGTCAGCGGTGCTAGTGAGATAGTGAATTTGTGTGACTATGAGTTGTTTTTAAATAGAGTAGTCGACGATGAGAGAGGCACCGATGAGACATTTCTAACAGTTTTGAAGAATAGGGTTACTGGTAAGGTCGATTGTAGACTTAAGCTATTCTTTGATTCAGATAGGAAGAGGTTGTATCACTCTGATGAGGAGTTGAATAGAGTTTATAAGTATGATTTGGATAAGCTCCTTGAGCAAGGTGAGTTGGATGATATAGCACCATTTTAGAAGAGGTGAGTAAGGTGGATTTGAAAGGAATAGGAAATTGTACTGTATTTAGTACGATTAGGAATGTTGACAATGTAAGGTGGGGTGATGTTGTAGTGTACAAAGAAGATCCTGAAAAGATAAGACAGAAGTACGATAAAAAAGAGTGTGATAGTAGGTATGTTAGAAATAGACTGATAGCTTTGAAGTATGTAGGTTATACACATGCAAAGGTTGGAGCAAATGGAAGGACAGTTGTTTATGGGATAAAGGTAGAGCCTAGATATGCTGACTTTTTAGAGCTTGAGGATGAAGGGAAAATATATAAAATAAAAGATTTAATTGGTTAGAAGGAGAGATAGAAATGATTAAGTGTAATTTAAAAGTAGATGATAAAGGGATAGAATTTGGAAATATAGCAGTGCGTGGAAATTTAAATGATATAACAAATAATTTAATAAATATTGGTATACATATGTCAACAAACTTTGTTGATAGTGTATTAGATGGTATGTTTGAAAAAGATGTACAGAAAAAAGTAATTTCAACAGTTATAAAACAAGAAATTCTTAAGAATTTATATTCAATGTCAAAGGGTGATGCAAAAGACTTATTAAACTCAGCTTCAAATAAATTTGGTGAAGAAAGATTGAAAGAAGACTTTAAAAAGTTTATGAGTAAGTTACCAGAGGAAGAAACAGATGGGTTATATGAATATTTTGAGTCTTTATTAAAGTAGGAGGAAGATTATGAATAGTGTAGTTTTAGTAGGTCGAATAGTTAGAGACCCAGAACTTAGATACATTCCTGGAAGTGGAACTCCAGTAGCATCGTTTACAATTGCAGTTGAGAGGGACTTCTTAAAAAAGGATAACACAAGAGATACAGATTTCATTCCTTGTGAGGCAATGGGTAAGGTAGCAGAGTATATTTCAAACTGGTGTCTTAAAGGATGTTTAGTTGAGTTTCTTGGATCATTAAGAATAGAGAAGTATGAAAAAGATGGAGAAACAAGATATTATTCTAAGGTTAGTGGAAATAAGATAAGAATGTTGGCTAAGCCAGGCAAGAAAGAAAATATAGAACAGAATGCTCCATCAGAAGTTCCAGAAAATTATGGAGCAGTTGATGAAGACGACGTACCATTTTAAGGAGGGAAACAGATGTATATATATCAGTTAGAGCAAGACAGGGATTGGTCAGAACTTGAAGCACTTTTGAAATGTTGGGAAGAGTTCAGTGAGTTTTCAAAAGCATCTATAGATGATAGCGATGAGGAAATATTGGAAGAAGGGTTTGATGTAATTCAGACTATATTATCATATTTTGAAACAAGAGGATTTACAGCTAAAGAAATAGCAGCAGGATTTGAAAAGCATAATGCAAAATTAGAAAACAGAGGTTGGGACAGAAGAGCTGTCTGGGAAGTAAAGGAGGTTGAGTAATGTTTGGATTATTTACTACTAGTCAAGTGAACAAGATGAAACAAGAGTTGAGAGAGTATTATGAGATGAAGTTGCTTGAAAAGGATGAACTTATAAGTAAATGCGAGCATAGATTTCAGATAAGTATAGGTTTCCAGCAAGAGATGGAGCAAGAGATAAAAGACCTTCAGGAGGATATTAGAGATTTAGAATTTGAAATTGAAAAAAAAGACCGCATTCTTAGATCATGTGGATTGATACTTGATAGAATCGATAAAGAAAGAGGTCGTTTATTTAATGCTAAGAGCGATAGAATAAAAAAGAAATATGCTAAGAAAATAAATGAAAAAATAGAGGAACTAGAAAAGAAATATGAAACAAAAATATATATAAAAATGGAGGAAGAGTAATGAAGTTGATGAGTATATTTTTAGTATTTAAAGAGTCAATGGGTGAAAGAGAATTAGAAAAAGTATTTAGTAGCTATGATAAAGCTAGAGAGTATATATCAGGGAAAGAATGGAACGGAGTAATGAGTATAAAGGAAATAGAAGTTGAAAGTTAGGCAATAAAAAAAGGAGATTGTACTGGCAATACAATCTCCAACATCATGAGCATGATGTCATTATCAACTAGTAAGATAATTATATCATGCTCAACTAATAATATCAATTAGATAGGAGCATATGAAAATGAAAGATATAAAAATTATAAACATAAAAGATATAACACTTGAAGAAGCTTTTGAAATATACAAGGATATAAAACTATGTTTTGTAGTGAGGGATGGAATGTTAAAAGGCTTCTCAAGATAGAAAGGAGCCGTAATGACTGTAACCAAAATAGAAAAAGAATTTATAAGACATACAGAAAAAACTCTTAGAAGTTATAAGCAGCTAAAAGCTAATATAAAAATTCTTGAAAAAGAAAATAAGATGTTGGCAAATATGATAGCTACATTGCCAGCTATAGAGTATGACTCTATAAAAGTTCAGAGTTCTGGATTAGGTAATCCAACTGAGAAAGATGCTCTTAAATTAATGGAGAGAAGACTGAAAGTTAAAAATGAATTAGAAAATACTAAACATATGATTTTTAAGATAGATACAGCTATGAGCTCTCTGGATGAGATACATAGAAGGGTAGTTCAAATGAGTCTTATAGAGGGAAAGAGTTGGGTTAGTATGAGTATGAAACTAGATTATTCTGAACGTCAGCTAAGAAGAATAAGAGATGTAGCAGTTTACAAGGTTACAATAGCTCTATTTGGTGGAACAGTCTTGGCAAAATGTCCGAAAGATGTCCGATTTATGTCCGAAAAAGACGAAAAAACAGTAGTAAAATGATAGTGAACAAAATTATAACCATATATATAATAAACAATTACAAAAGGGAGAAGGAAGGTGGTCTTAGGACTGCCTTTTTTCGTGCTTATCTCAAGGAGGTGTTGCCATGAAGTGGAGGGATGCTGGAGAAATAAAAGCAGCCGAACTCACCGATGAAGAGTTTAAGACATTGAGAGAGATGAGTAAGAAACCAAAGTTTGACCACTTTGAGAAAGAGAAAAGAAAGAAGAAAAGAAAGGTGAAGAGCAATGGAGTCCGTTGAACCTATAAGAGACAAACGTGTCTTAGAAGATATGTGCGACTACTTAAAATCGACGAATGAAAGAAATCTAGTAATGTTTGAACTAGGAATTTATGGAGGGCTCCGCATATCTGACATATTAAAGTTAAGGGTTAAGGATGTTAGAAATAAGAAGTATATAAAGATCACCGAAGAAAAGACTGGTAAAGATAAGCCGATACCAATAAATCCTATATTAAGAAAAACCTTGAATAGTTATATTACAGATAAAAAAGATTTAGATTATTTGATAAAGAGTAGAAAAGGTAAGAACAGTCCAATTGGTAGAACTCAAGCATATAGGATTATAAGAGAGCTAGGTGAGATGTATGGAATTGAAGACTTAGGAACTCATTCAATGCGAAAAACATTTGGCTATCATTACTACAAGAAAACAAAAGATATAGCTCTACTGCAGAAGATATTCAATCATTCAAGTCCAAATATTACGCTCAGATACATAGGTATAGAGCAGGATGTTATTATGAAAGCTATGAATGATATGAGATATTTTTAAAAAAAAGGGCATAAACTTTTTTATAAAAATGTATTCAATGTATCATAATGAGGTCACGTTACATTGATATTTTTAGAGGTGTGAAATGATATCATTTAAACATTTGAAAACACTTGATTGCAAATATAAAAAATAAATAAAAAGTGAATGTAACAGAATATAAGATATGATACATTCAACGAGGTAAATATGAAGGATTATGCGAAGAAGTTTTATAAGAGTAAAGAATGGAAAAAGTGTAGGGATTCCTATTTCAAATATAAGTTAGGAATCTGTGAGAGATGTGGAGCTAATGGAGATATAGTTCATCATAAGAATTATATTCATCCAGGGAATATAAATGATCCTGAAGTAACACTTAACTGGGCGAACTTAGAAGTCTTGTGTCAAGAGTGTCATAATCGTGAACACTTTGAGAAGTATTCATGGACTAGAGAAGGATTAACATTTAATGCAGCAGGAGACTTAGTAGAGTCTGGGAAATAAATTAGACCAATAGTCCCCCCATTAATTGATAAGTGTTGTCATTCCCTACGACCGCTTGTCCTACATACAAACAACGCACAGGGTATCTCACATAACCCCCACCCCCATTTTTTACTATTTTCAAAACTATAAAAATGGGAAATAATTTAAGGTGATTTATGACAACAAAAAAGGAATTGACGAAAGAAGAAAAGATTAAGAAAGAGGAAAATAGACTTAAAAGAATTTTTAAGGATATAGACGAGAAAAAGAAAAAAGTCGCTGAGGGGCTTATTTCTGAGTCAGCCTTTATGAGAATAACCTTACAAGAACTAAAAGAACAGATAAATGAATTTGGAACTATAGACGAAATGTGTCAGGGAGATTACACAATCATCAGAGAGCATCCAGCAGTTAAAATTTATAACACTATGATTCAGAGATATACGAATTTAAGTGATAAATTGATTAACCTTCTACCAAAAGAGGTAGCAGTAGTGGATGATGGCTTTGATGATTTTTTAAATTCTAAGATATAAATGAAAAATTATCCGAATAACTACAACCCAATCATTGAGTATCACAATCAGATTGAAAAAGGTGAGGTCGTTGTATCAAATAAAGTCAAGATTGTTTATAAGGAACTTGTAAGAGTTATAAATGATGAGGAAGGCGAATGGGAATATAATCCTCAGAAGGCACTGCATGCAATCAAATTCATAGAAGGTTTCTGTAAACATAGTAAAGGGAGTGTTGCTGGTAAGAGTTTCATAATGGAGCTATGGCAAAAGGCTCTTGTTGCAGCTATGTTTGGTATTGTCCATAAGATAGATGGAACTAGAAAATACAGAGAAGTTATTTTGATTGTCGCCAGAAAAAATGGAAAATCTACTTTAGCAGCGGCTATTGGATTGTATTTGATGATAGCTGATGGAGAAGGTGGAGCAGAGATATATGCGGTTGCCAGCAAGAAAGACCAGGCAAAAATAATATGGCTTGAGTCTAAGAAAATGGTGAAAAAATCACCAGTATTATTAAAAAGAATAAAGCCATTAGTAGCAGAAATGACATCTGAAGTAAATGAAAGTATATTCAAGCCACTTGGACGTGACTCAGATTCATTGGATGGATTGAATGTTCATGGAGCTTTACTTGATGAGATACACGCATGGAAGGACAAGAACTTGTATGACGTTATAGTTGATGGTACTTCATCGAGAGAAGAGCCTATGATATTTATTACTACAACTGCAGGTACAATAAGAGAATCAGTTTACGATATGAAATACGATGAATGTGAATTGATTCTAAATGGTTATGGTGACCCAGATGGTTATCACGATGAGAGAGTGTTACCAGTTATTTATGAGCTTGATAGTAGAACAGAGTGGACAGATGAAAGTTGCTATGCAAAAGCTAATCCTGGACTAGGAACTATCAAGAAACTAGATAACTTGACTAGTAAAGTGAATAAGGCAAAAGCTAATCCTTTATTGGTCAAAAATCTACTTACAAAAGATTTCAATATCAGAGAAACATCTTCTGAAACATGGCTAACATTTGAAGAACTGAATAATAAAGACCTATTTGATATTACAACTATGAATGTAAATTATGGAATAGGCGGAACAGACTTGAGTAAAACGACTGACTTAACTTGTGCAGTCGTTATTTTTATGCGTCCTGGAGAAGAAACTATTTACTGTCTATGTATGGCATGGCTACCAGAGGATCTCTTAGAAGAAAGAACTCAGGAAGATAAAATTCCATATGATTTATGGGTAGAGCAGGGACTTATGAGAACGTGTCCTGGTAACAAGGTTCATCCAAAATATGTGACAGCTTGGTTTAATGAAGTTAGAGATGAATATGGAATTTATTTACCATGGATTGGATATGATGCATGGTCAGCTTCATACTGGGCTGAAGAAATGGCTGGATATTTTGGTAAAGAGGCTATGGTACCAGTTCATCAGGGGAAAAAGACTCTGTCTGAACCAATGTATCAGTTAAAAGCAGACTTGAAATCTAAAATAATCAACTATAACAACAACCCAATAATGAAATGGTGCTTATCAAATGTGGCCATTGACATTGATAAGAATGAAAACATTCAGCCATGTAAGACGAATAATAAACGTAGAAGAATAGATATGGCCGCAGCTCTTTTAGATGCGTATGTAGTTCTAAAAGATAAACGTAGCGATTATGAAAATCTACTGTAAGGAGGTGAATAAGTGAAATTTTTTAATATATTTAAAACTAAAGAAGCTCCTAGTAGAACCAAAGTAGAGCTTATACAAGAAAGAGGAAATGGATTCTATACTTGGAATGGAGTCTTGTATAAATCTGACATAGTAAGAGCTACTATTCGTCCCATCGTGAAGGCAGTAGGAAAAATGACACCAAAGCATATTAGAAGTCAGGATGGAAATTTGGTAATAAATCCAGAACCATACATGAGATTTTTAATCGAAGAACCTAATCCATTGATGTCTTCTCAGGTATTTCTTGAAAAGATGGTTAGTCAGTTCTTGTTAAACGGAAATGCATTTGCAGTTATAACTTCAGATGAGTATGGCCTACCAAATCAGATTTATCCAGTTGAGGCTAATGGAGTAGAAGCTGAATATGATAATGGAGTCTTGAAATTAGTCTTTCATTTGCCTAATGGAAATAAGGTCAAGTATCCGTATGACAGAATAATACATCTTAGAACTGACTTCAATGGTAATGATATATTTGGTACATCACCAAAGGATGCTTTGAAATCTCTAATGGAAGTTATAAACACAACAGACCAAGGTGTTGTAAAAGCTATTAAAAATAGTAACGTCATAAAATGGCTTTTAAAATTCAAACAAGTCTTAAAAGAAGAGGATATAGAAAAACAGACTCAGAAGTTTGTGGACTCATATCTTAATATAGACAAGAATAACGGAGGAGCAGCAGCAACCGACCCTAAGTATGATGTTGAACAGGTCAAAAATGAATCGTATGTCCCAAATGCATTACAGATGACTAATGCAAAAATGAGACTATACGATTTTTTTAATGTCAATGAAAATATCGTACAGAGTAAATACTCAGAAGATGAGTGGAATGCTTTTTATGAGTCAGTATTAGAGCCTATAGCAATTCAGTTATCAAATGAATTTACAAGAAAGCTATTTACCAGACGTGAAAGAGGCTTTGGAAATAGGATAGTATTTGAATCTGTATCACTTCAGTATGCAAGTATGCAAACAAAATTGAACTTGCAAGCAATGGTAGATAGAGGAGCTATGACTCCAAATGAATGGAGAGAAGTTCTGAACTTAACACCAATAGAAGGCGGAGATAAACCTATTAGAAGGTTAGATACCGCAACTATAGATACTACTGTAGAAGGAGGTGATGGAGATGAATAAAGTTGACAATCTTAAAGATTTTCTGAGTGTAAAAAATATAACCAATAATAAAGCAGTACTGTATTTTTATGGAGATATCGTGAGTAGTTGGTGGGGTGCATGGGATGATACAGACCAGTATCCAGAATCGGTTAAAAACTTTTTAAATGGATGTGAAGATAAGGATCTAGAAATACATATAAACTCTGGTGGTGGTTCGGTCTTTGCTGGCATAACTATTTACAATATGTTAAAGAACTTCAAAGGTCATAAGACTGTATATGTAGATGGACTTGCAGCAAGCATAGCATCCGTTATAGCTTTAGCTGGTGATGAGGTGGTAATGAGAACTGGGTCTAGTATGATGATTCATAAACCATCAGTTTATATTTACAATCAGTCTTTAAATGCTGATGAGCTGAAAGGAATGTCTGAAACATTGGACAAACTTCAGGAGTGTATTATGCAGATTTACAGAGAAAATCTGAAAGATAAAAGTAAACTTGAGGAAATCGAAACTATGGTAAATGCTGAAACATGGATGACGAGTGAAGAGGCCATGGACTATTTTGACATCAAAGTGGAAGATATGGAAGCAGTAGCTTGTAAGTCTGATGTTATCGGTAATTTTATCAAAAAACCAAAGTACCTTGAAGATATGGAAAATAAAAAAGCTAATGAGCTTAATAAAGCTACAGCTAAATTGAATTTACTTAAATTGGGAGGTAAGTATGAATCTTAAAGAATATAAAAATAAAAGAAGTACGATGATATTAGAGGCTGAAAACTTAATAGAAGCCAATAAAGTTGAGGAAGCTAATGCAAAAATGGAAGAAATAGCTAACTTAGATGCTAAATTTGAAGAAGAAGGTAAAGCTAATGCTAATTTAAACGCATTAAGAAACAAAACAATAGATGATTTTGTTGACTTTACTGGAAAAGGTAACTCGGTAATAGACTCAACTATAGAAAAATCTAAAAATATAGAAGATGATGCTCTAAATACATTAGATTATAGAAATGCATTTATGAATTATGTTGTAAAAGGTGAAAAAAGCAATGAATTAACAGCCTTAAATGCAACAGGACCATCTAAATCTACAGATGTTGGAATACTTATACCAACTGAAATATCTCAGAAGATAATAAAAAAATTAGAAAATAGCGGAAACATATTAGCTTTAGTTAACAGAACTAATGTACCTGGTGGTATAGAGATACCAGTTGAAAAATTAAAACCAGTTGCAACTTGGGTTGCTGAAGGAGCTGGTTCTGATAAACAGAAAAAAGACTATGGAAAAGTAATATTTGGTTATCACAAGTTAAGATGTGCAGTATCAGTTACTTTAGAGGTTGCAAACTTAACACTAGCTTCATTTGAATCTAACTTAGTTGAAAACATAGCTGATGCTATGATAAAAGCTTTAGAAGAAGCAATAATAAATGGAGATGGTTCTGGAAAACCAAAAGGGATATTAAAAGAAGAAGCAAATGAAGGTCAGGCTCTTGAAGTTACGGCTATAGAGTTAAAAACTCTACTTGATGCAGAAGCGGCAATACCAGAAGAATATGAAGAGACTGCAGAATGGTGTATGTCTAAAAAGACTTTCATGCAGTTCATAGGAATAACTGATAGCAATGGGCAGTTAGTTGCTAGAGTTGACCATGGTATAGATGGAAAAATAACTAGATACTTACTAGGAAGAAGAGTACACATAACTAAGCATGTTGACTCATTCTCAAGTACTTTAGGAGCTACTAAAATATTTGCATTTATATTCAACTTTAAAGACTATACTCTAAATACTGCATTCAATATGGGAATAAGAAAATACATAGATGAAGAAACAGATGATGAAGTAACTAAAACAGCTATGTTAGTTGATGGTAAAGTAACTAATAAAGATTCTCTTGTAATCCTAAAAAAGCGGTAATCCCAAGTATGCTTAAAGTAGAAGTAGAGGCTACTGAAGAAACAGAGTCTACTACGGAAGAAGAAGGTGTAAAAGATGTTAGTAGCACTAGCAGACGTAAAAAAGTATCTAAGAATTGATGCCGATTACACCGAGGAAGATGAATTTATAACAGCTCTTATAGAATCCGCTGAGGAAATGCTAAAAAATCAAACTGGATTGACTAGTATTCAGCTTGAAAGCTCAAGACTATCTGCTATATACGTTTATAAGTATGTAGCAGAGCTCTTTGAGAGCAGAGGTAGTACTGAGCAGGCATCACTAAAAACTCAAAATGTATTAGATAACATCGTTGCACAGCTTGCAATGTGTAATGATTATAGGGTGAAGTGATGAAGATTGGTAAAATGAGGCATTATATAACATTCCAGCGAAAAGAAAATGTTGAGAATGAAATAGGATCTGTAAATAAAGATTGGAAAGATTATAAGAGTACTTGGGCTGAAAAGATTAGATTGAGAAATAATACTGTTGAATCTTTAGGAAAAGAAGGTATTGAGGAGACTTACAGATTTAAAGTCAGATACAGAGAAGATATTACTGAAGATATGAGAATAGTTTACAAAAATGTAGTATATAGAATAGCACATGTAAACAATATAGATGAGCTAGATATGTACGAAACGCATATAGATGTAAAAGTACTGAAAGAAGGTAATTACGATGAGTAGTGGAACTGATTTCAAATGCGATGGATTGGATGATTTTACAGAAAAAATGTATTACAAAATATGTAAAGAATATCCAGAAAAAGCAGATAAACTTGTAGATAAAAGCTTAGGAGAATGTAAAGCAGAGGTAATAGCTAGAACTCCATGGGCTGAAAAGAAAAATAAAAAATATAAAAATAGTAAGCATCTAAGAGATAGTTGGAAAATACAAAAGATGGATAAACCAGGAAAGACTTTTGGAGCATTGAGAAATAATGCTCCACATGCACACTTGATTGAGTATGGCCACGATATAGTCACTCATGGAAAGAAAAAAAGTAGTAGAAAAGTAATAGGTTATGCAGAAGGAGTTCACATGTTGAAGAACACAATGACTCATCAGCAACCTAAGATAGATGCAAGAATAGAAAAATTAGTCGATGAAATATTTGACTTAAAGGAATAGCAAATGAAGTTAGTAGATATAGCAAGAGCTGTTAATGAAAAATTAAAGCCATTGAATATACCAATAGTATCAGATGATATTAGAAGCGGGTTTGAAAGACCTGCTTTTTTTGTGCAGTTAATGGTGATAGCCAATAGCGAATCTTCAACGATGATTGCTATTACAATACATTATTTTCCAACGGATAAAAAGCAGCTAGAACTATTAAAAATGACAGATAAACTCAATGAGATATTTTCTGACTACACTATAAATCTAGCTGGTGAGGATGCAATAAGTATAAGTGAAATAAGCATAGATATGATAGATAACGTACTTCAATACAGAATAGACACAACTATAGATAAAGATATGAATATGTTTGAGGAAAAGGACTATGTGAAGATGCAAATATTAGAAATGGAGGGCGTATAAGTATGGGAATACCAGAATGTCTGATTGAATTTAGAAGAAAAGCTTTAGATATGAGTTGGAGAAGTGCAAGAGGAGTAGTTGCTCTAGTACTTAAAGACACAACTGGAACTGTAAAAGGAAAAACAGTAACATACAAAAGCTTTGATGAAGTAAAAGAAAGTGATTGGACTGAAGATAACTACGATTTTCTAAGACTTACATTCCTTGGAGAACCAAGCAAGGTAATAGTTGAAGTAATAGATGACTTCGCAGCAGGCGATAAAACTCTAGATAAAGGATTAGAAAAATTAGAGTACTTCAAATTTAATTATCTAGCAGTTCCAGAAATACCTAGTGATAGTGTTGCTAAGGTAGAAGCTTGGATTACTAAGATGAGAAAAAAAGGAAGAACTTACAAAGCTGTTCTTACTGGAGTGAAGTCTAAAACAGAAAAAGGTTTAATCAACTTTACTACTAAGGGAATAAAGGTAAAGGATAAAGCTTATTCAACTGAGGCATATACTGCAAGGGTTGCTGGTATACTAGCAGGTCTACCTAGTACACAGTCAATCACATATCATGTGCTAGAAGAGGTTACAGAAATAACTGTACATGAAGATGAAAATGCAGCAGTTGATAATGGAGAATTAATCTTAACTAACGATGGCGAAAAAATAAAATTCGTCAGAGGTGTAACCGCTATGACAGAGGTTGGCCTTGGAGAGATAGAAGATTTTAAAAAGATAAAAATATTAGATACGGCAGACTTAATAAAAGCCGATATTCAGGATACATGGGAGAACTACTATGTTGGAAAAGTAATGAATACTTATCCGAATAAGGTTCTCTTTTTTGGTGCAATAAAAGGCTATTTAGATTCACTTCGGAAACAGGAGCTTTTAGATCCTAATGTGATTAATGAAGCTGATGTGGCATTTGAGGCTCAGAAGAAGTGGATAAAAGGAACTGGTGTAGATGTAACTACAATGACAGAGCAAGAATTAAAAGAATTTAATACTGGCTCTTATGTATTTGGTTACGCAAAATTCAGAATAGCCGACGCAATGGAAGATTTAAAACTAGAACTTTATATGTAAGGAGGATTAGTTTATGGCTGGAAAATATAATGGTTCAAATGTTATAAATGGAACTCATGGGAAACTATGGTGGAATGGATATTTAATAGCTGAGATAGCATCATTTGAAGCTAAGATAACTATAAATAGAGAAGATGTAATCATAGGAATAGACAACGACTCAAACTTGGTATCTCTAACTGGTGAAGGTACTATGAAATTCACAAAAGTATACAGTAGAGGTAAAAAAGCATATCTTGAAGCAATTAAGAGAGGTGAAGACCCAAGAAGCGAACTTATGGGTCAGCTAAAATCTCCTAACGCTATAGCAAAACAGACAGAAACTTGTATATTAAGAAATGTTTGGCTAAATGAATTAACTCTTATGAGCTTTGAAAAAGGTTCAAAAATTGAAGAAGAAACATCATTTGGATTTACACCATCTGATTCAGATATGCCAGATGAAATATTAGCAGCATAATATAAGGAGAGTAAAAATGGCTAGAAATATGGAAGTAATAACTATAGAAGATATATTAAAAAGAAAAGAGTTTTTTAAAAATAAGAAAAAAGAAATTAAAAAGTTATATGTAAAATCAATAGACGCATGTATAGTAGTTGAAAAACCAGATAAAGAGCTACTTTTTGATGTGCAGGAGATGGATGAAGAGTTTGCAGATAGCTATTTAGTATATGAATGTCTAAAAGAACCTAATTTACATTCCCCAGAAGTATTAGAAGCCTTCAAAGATAAGATAAAAGAACCAACAGATATATTATTTGAGATATTTGATACCTTTGAAGTAGCTGATATAGCTAGAAAACTAGTAGCTATGAGTGGATATGATGGAGTAGAAGAAGTTGAAGAACTAAAAAAGTAATAAAAAGAGATGGATTTTTAGAGATGTATGCCCACTATATAAATCGTGGGCATAGATTAGATGAGCTTATCAATATGAGTTATGTTGATAAGCTCTTTTATTTAGCTTCTATGAGAGTAGAAGAAGATAAAAAGATAGAATTTTATAATGCCTTCTTAGGTGGAGGTGAATAAATGGGAAAAAAGTATATTAGTGCAGTAATTTCACTAAAAGATAATATGTCTGGAACTATGAGAGAGATAAGAAGAGAACAGAAACAGTTCCAGAGAGAGTTGAAAAGCACTAGAGATAATCTTAGAAAAACAGCAAAAGAAAAATATACTGCAAGATTAGATGCTACTAAGGCTCATAAAGAGTTAAAAAAGCTTAGAACAAAATTTAAAGATAAAAGGTCTCGGATAGTTAAGGTTGTAGCTAATACACAGTTGGCAAAAGAAAAGCTAGACAAGATAAAAAATACAGCAAAAGCAGTAGGAAGGATGTCAGTCAAGCCAATTGTAGCTCTAAAGGATAAAGCTAGTTCTATGATAGGAGCTATTAAGTCTAAGTTATCTGCATTTAGAGCTCCAATTACTATTGCAGTAACCGCCTTGGTGACATCAGTCAAGTCGGCTATGGATTTAGAAAAGCAACAGATTTCTGTTAGTCATTTCATGGGAGTTAACAACAAGGACAAGAGTGCAGCACAGATAAGCAAAATGAGTGCTAACTACACTAAAGCACTTAGAAAAAATGCTAATGCGACACCATTTACCACAGATGAGGTTATGAAAGCAGGGACAAGAGCATTACAGATAAGTAAGGGCTCTACAAAAGAGGCTATGAAGACTTTGAAATTAGCTGAGGATATGGCAGCTCTTAATCCTGGAAAGACAGTTAGTGATGCAATGGAGGCTCTAGCTGATGCCGATATGGGCGAAATGGAAAGACTAAAAGAGTTTGGCTATAAGGGGTCAAGCACAGATGATCCTAAAAAGACTAGGGAGGAACTTTCTAAATTATATTCTGGTGGTTCAGCTAAATTAGCACAGAGTGGAGCTGGAGCATTCTCTACAATGGTAGGGAACTTACAGACTGGTCTAGCTGAAATGGGTACAGGGATATTACAGAGCTTAGTTCCTGCTATGACGGGAATTACTTCTATGCTACAAGGAGCTTTACCTACATTTACCGCTATAGGAAATGCTATAGGGCAAGGGATAGGTGGAGCTGTTAGCTTTTTAAGTTCACAAATGCCAGTATTACAGCCTATATTCCAGGAAGTTTGGCAGAGTGTAGGAAGTATTATACAGACTGTTGCTCCAGTTATAGGGCAAGCTATAAAAGCATTGTGGCCTGTGTTTAGTGGGTTGTTAAGTGTCGCATCAGTTGCTCTTAATGGAATATCTCAGATTGTATCTGCAGTAGCTCCATACGTTAAAAGTGCAATTAGTGCTATTGCACCATCTCTTAAAAACGTTGGAAGTGTGCTTACTACTGTTGGGAATACTTTTAAAAGAGTATTTACTAGCATAATGAATATAGTTAAAAAAGCCTATAATTTTGTGAAGCCTCTTATAGATGGAATAGGAAACGCATTATCTAGTGTTACTGGATTTATAAGTGGCGGAGTTAGTAGGTTCCTTGGTGGTAATGCTACTGGTACTAAGTATTGGAGCGGTGGATTATCTGTGGTTGGTGAACATGGACCAGAGCTTGTACAGATGCCAAGTGGTTCTAAAGTATTTACTAATAGAGAGAGTAGGGCAATGGTTAATAGAGCTATGCCTACACCAGTAAGTTCTGGAAATGGGCAGAACATAATAAATATAACTATTAATAAATTAGCAGATTCATTCAATATAGCTAACAATATGGATATTAATGATATAGTGGCTCAGTTCGTGGAAATGCTAAGAATAGCATTGCTTAATTTTGCATAGGAAGGATGATGAAATATGGAGTTTTATATTGATGATTTAAGGCTACCAGTACCCATACAAGAGGTATCTGTAAAAACTGGGGCGGATATTAATACTATTTCTTTGGTAAATTCTGGAGAAGTAGGTTTATATGGTGGCGAAAAATTAGATACTCTATCATTCAGTTCCTTTTTCCCTAGCAGATACAGACCATTTTGTCAGTATAATGGATTTCCACAGCCAGAAACTTTTATAAATCATATAGAGTCGGCTAAGAGAGAGAAAAAGCCGATTAGATTTATAATGACGGGAACTGATATAAATAAGCAATTTTTAGTGGAATCCTTTGAGAAAACTTATAAAATAAATGGTCTTGGAGATGTATATTTCTCATTATCTCTTACAGAGTATAAGGAGATAGAAATTCCTCAGATTGCTCCTGCTACTAATAGCTCTAGTACTAAAAAGCCAACTACTACAAAGAGACCTACAGATACTAAAAAGAAAAAGAGCAGCACAACACATATAGTTAAACGTGGAGATACTCTTTGGGGATTAGCTAAGAAGTATTATGGAGATGGTAGTCAATATATGAAAATAGCTAATGCAAATAAGGATAAGGTAAAAAATCCTAATTTAATTGTTGATGGCTGGAAGTTGGTGATTCCGTAAATGAATATAAAGATGGTAATTCAGAAAAAGGACGGAAGCAAGTACGATATCACAAATATTACTGAGAGTGTAACAACTAGCGGAGATATTAAACAGTGTGGAAGAAAATGTGAGTTCAGTACAATAAGATCAGCAGGATTCAATATAGCTAATGGAGATATGGCAAAGTTTTATGATGAGGAAGAGGAAGTATTTAGAGGAACTGTTTTGAGTATAGATAAGAATAGTTCCTCTGATACTTTTAAGTATACAGCTCTTGATGAAGGGTGGAGACTTACAAAGAGTAAAGGCTCTTTCAACTTTACGAATAAGAGAGCTGATGAGATAGCATCAGAAGTATTACAAAAGAATAAGTTTGTAAGAGGTGATATCGTAAAAGGAAAGACTAAGATGTCTAAGGTTTTCGTGAACAAGTCTTTTTACGATATTATCATGACTGCATATACTGAGGAGGCTAAGAGTAGTAAGAAAAAGTATATGTTCGCAATAACTAGACAGAAGGTATATCTGATTGAAAAGGGTGTTACAGTACTTAAGGTAGGCTTTGAGGAAGGAAAGAACCTAATTGATTCTGAGTATTCTATAGATGCTCAGAATATAGTTGATAGAATAGTTATCACTGATTCTAATGGAAATCAGAAAGAAGTAAAGGATAAAAAAGAGTTGATTGACGTTTATGGAGTTATCCAGGAAGTCAAGGAAATGAAGGACGGCGGTCTTAGTAACGATGAGATAAATGAGATATTTAAGGACGTTGATAAGAAGTGTAATCTGAAAGGGATTGGAGATGCAACGTGTGTTACTGGAAATGCTGTTATGGTAAAGGATACTGTAAGTGGCTTAGTAGGTAAGTTTTACATTGATAGTGATACGCATACATATTCTAATAACCATCACGAAATCAGTCTGACTTTGAATTTTGAGAATATCATGGATGAGAAGGCTGAGGATGGTAAAGAGGAGAACGCCGATGGAGCATCTGGTGGTGGAATATTAAATGGTAAAAAGGTTAAAGCTCTATTCACTGCATATTATCCAAGCAACGATAAACTTCAAGGAGGGTTTGTTGCAGCAAACGGAGAGAGACTTAATCCAAGTTCTAATACATGTGCAGCACCTCCATCAATTCCATTTAATACGCAAATACAAGTTTGTGGAACTGGTACAAGCAATGATGGAAAGGTATATCGTGTAAATGATCGTGGAGGAAAGATACAGGTCGTTAATGGAGTTTATCACATAGATTTGCTTTATCCAGACAAGAAAAGTGCTTATGCCTGGGGAAGAAAATATGGAGAAATTATAATTGGAAATGGTACAGGATTTTCTTCTGCTGGAGGTGGAAATAATAGAGCAGTTACATTAGCTAAAAGTCAGCTTGGTAAACCATATAAATGGGGAGCAACGGGTCCTAATTCTTTTGATTGTAGTGGATTAATCTATTGGGTGGCCAAACAGATGGGAAAATCAATTCCACGTACATCTTCAGAACAGAGTAGGTATGGCCAATCTGTAAGTAAAGGTAACTTACAACCTGGTGATTTGGTATTCTTCGGTAAAAGTAAAGTACATCATGTAGGAATGTATGTCGGTGGTGGGCAATACATACACGCACCACAAACTGGAGATGTAGTAAAGATAAGTAGTTTGTCTAGTAGAGGAGATTTCCACAATGCTAGAAGGTTCTTGTAGGAGGTAGTAATGAAAGATAATAACCCAATGTTAGAGTTGGCAGCTCTTATAGAAGGGCTTATAAAAGATGCTAAGGAAGAAGAAGTATTTCTTGGAGAGGTAAAAAGTGGATACCCTAATCTGAAAATTAAGTTTAAAGATATTATTTTAGAAAAAGAAAATCTACTAATATCTTCTCTAGTAAAGGATAGACTTGATAAAAAACCTATGTACAAGAATGATTATAAATATGAAATAAAAACTGGCGATACAGTAGTAATGTTAGCAAGAGGAGATAAATTTGTAATAATCGACAAGGTGGTGAGTATCTAATGTCGAATGAATTATATCCGTTTATTTTATCGGATAGTAAGAAGGAAGCTAGTGATCTTGAAATTTTTAAGGAAATAGCTTGGGATTTTCGTCGAGATAAGCCAATTATAGATGAGAATACTAAGGAATATAAGATAGTTGAAAAAGATGAGGCTTTGAAAGCGTGGATTTATAAGGCTATTAAGATAGCTAGATATAGGTATCCAATTTTTACAAGTGATTATGGAACAGAGCTAGACGAGTTAGTTGGAGATAAGTATACGAAAGGTTATACGGAATCGGAGGCTACTAGATATATTAAAGAGGCTCTGAGTATTAATCCATATATTAAGAATATAAATAAGTTAGATGCATCTTTTGAGAGAGATACTCTTAGTTTATATCTTAATATAGATACTATTTATAATGAGGGGGTGGAGCTAAGTGTCTAGATATGCAACAGAAACAGTTGATGTTATTAGAGATAGGATTTTAGCAAATACAAAGACTGATTTGGCGAAAATTGAAGGCTCTACTACTTACAATAATGCATCTGCTATGGCTACAGATTTGGCACAAGCATATTCGGCATTGGATATGGTGGAGGATCTAGTATTTATTAAAAATACCTTTGGCGAATTTCTTGACGAGAGAATAAATGAATTTGGCCCTAAAAGAAAATTAGGAGAATGTGCTACAGGAGAGGTTTATTTTGAGGGAACTATAGGAGCTACTATAGAAAATGGTACGAAAATAGAATATGCAGGTCTGATTTATACAGTTATAAAAGATGTTACTCTAGTAGCTGACAATGAGCAAAATAGTAGCCCTATACAAGCTGCAGAGATAGGTTTGAAGTATAACTTAAATGCTAATACAGAGTTTAATTTGGTTGAGGCTAATAGCAATATTACTAAGATTTATAACCGAGTTCCATTTAAGGGTGGTACTGAGAGAGAGTCAGATGATGACTTTAGAGAGAGGTTTGATATCTATATGACCGATAAAGCAACATCTGGTAATGAGGCCGACTATGAGCAATGGGCAAGGAGCATTGATGGAGTGAAAGATGCAAAAGCTACTGGTCTTTGGAATGGTCCTAGTACTGTTAAGGTTGTTATCTTTGGAGAAGGTAATACGGCGGTCGATGAGGAAGTTCTGAAAAACTGTAGGGAATATATAATGAGCAAGAAACCAGTTGGAGCTAATCCTACAGTTATAACTCCGACTGCTATGAATATAAACATAACAGCTACTCTTACATTAGCAGCTAATTCTATTTTAGAGAATGTTAAGTCAGACTTCTTGGTAGCTCTTAATGAATATTTCAAGGAAGCAGGCACAAAGATAGCTTATATTAAAGTGCTTGGGTTACTAGCAAATATAGGTGAGGTAGTTAATATAGAAGGCTTGAAGTTAAATGGAGCTACTTCAGATGTAGTAGTAGGAGATGAACAGATAGCAGTTGCGAACTTGGATGGAGTGGTGAGTGATGCTTAAGAAATATAATTGGTTTTATGATAAGAGCAATATTTATTCTAAGTTTCCAAAACTTCTGCAGAATGAAATTGATAAACCTTTCATGGATGCTTTGGATATAGAGATTGATAAGTTGAAGGAAGCATTTACGGATCTTTTTAATCAGTTTTTTGTGAGTACTGCAACATGGGGACTTGAGTTCTGGGAAGATTTGGTGAAGTTAGAAACTAACGAGAAACTTAGCTATGAGACTAGAAGAAGTAATGTTATGGCCGAGATGAGAAGGAGAGATATTACTACAGTTGAGGTTATTAAGAAGGTAGCTGAGGCATATTCGAACGGAGAATGTGATGTGATAGAGGATTTTGAGCATTATATTTTTACTATTAAGTTTATAGGAACAAAAGGTATTCCAGCAGCTCTTGATGAGCTAGACAAAGTAATTAAAAGAATAAAGCCTGCACATTTGGATTATAAGTATGAATATAGCTATCTTACTTGGGATGAGTTCGATTCGTATAATAAGACTTGGAACGAGTGGGATGCTCTTAATCTGACTTGGAACGAATTAGAAGTATATACAGAAAAGAAAGAGGCGGTTAGATAATGCCGAGTGCAAAAACGACACCTAATTTAGGTTTGAATGCCTGGGAAGGTAATGAAACAGTAAGAAGAGAAGATTTTTATAACGATAATCAGAAGGTTGATAAAGCTGTTGGAGATCTAAAGACAGCTATAGAAAACATAGATTTGGCAGATACAAATATATCTATAATAGATGCTAAAAACAAATTTGAAGGAACTACACTAGACAAGGTGCTTGACGAGATAGACGATAAAATCGTTGATACAAACAACAAGGTAGACAACATAGACTTGTCAGCTAACAAAGTGAAATACACAGACACGCATAAGTTAGGAGCTACAGATGTACAGAAAGCGATAGACGCACTAGCTACTAAAGTTAAGGCTTTAGAGACTAAGACACAATCATTAGAACAAGAACTAACAGGACAAGTTGCACGTTTAAGTGGAATTAATACAGAACTTGAGACAGAGATAGGAACACCGACAGTATAGGAGGTAGGATATGGAAAATCTTAAAAACACAATAACTAAAACAGAAACTTTATTAAATAATGTAAAGTTAGCTAAGGACAAAATAAATGAAACTGTGGTACGGGGGGGGGCATCACTTCTAAAAGTTTAAATGAGATACCTGATAATATTAAAAGTATGTTAGGACAGTATAGTAAACTAGCAATATTAAAATTTAACCCAGAAATTTCGTATTCTTTTAAAAGCTATACTAGCAATATAATTACAATAAATACGAATTTAGAATTTATACCTAAATATGCATTTGTAAAAATACGCAAAGGTGGAGAATTTGGACCTAATCCATCTACAGGTTGGATTACATCGACTGAACCTACTAATTTAGCAACAATTCACATAATGCAAAATACTTGGAAGTTTTCAAAAGAAAAAGTAGAATTTGACATAAACAGTTCATACAGCGGCAACTTTTCGATTGTCGAAATTTTTTTAATTGGTTAGGAGTGAAAAAATGGAAAACTTACAAAATACAATAACTAAAACAGATACTTTAAAAAATAACTTAAAAACAGTAACAAACCAAATTAAACAAAGCATAGTACGGGGGGGGGTGCGATATTAAAAGTTTAGCCGAAACTCCAAAACGGATTACGGAAATGTTGGGACAATATAAAAAGATAGCAATATTAAAAGGAGTTAATGCAGAATTTGTTTTTTATGATTCTAATATGCCAAAAGTAGATGCAAAAGTAGAAATAGATTTAAGTTCAGTAGAATTTGAACCAAAAAACTACATATTTGATTTTGAGGGATATGATACAGATTATGGAGGTTATGGTTATGGAGATGGAAATTTTTTAACAAAAGATACACTAGATATAAATCATAACTTTTTTAGTGTATATTTAGAAAGAAAAAATGTAAAATATGATAAAGTTAAGAAAAAATTAACTCTCTATGGTGAAGCTCGTACTTCGTATGGTTATACAAAGATTATCAATGTAACTTTAATTGGATAGAAAGGAGTAAACAATGGAAGATTTAAAAAGGACAATAGATAATACGAATAAATACAAAAATGATTTAAAACTTGCAAAGAATAAAATAAATGAAAGAATTTTATCGGGGGGGTACAATTGCTGATACCTTAAATGCAGTACCTGACGCAATTGATAAGATGTTAAAAGAGAATTATAAAAAGATAGCAATACTAACTTTAAACAAAGAATTTAAGGGTTTATATACTAGTATTAAAACGCTTTCTTTTAGTTTCAATGTAGATTTTAACCCAAAAGAAGCATTTTTAATATGTCAAGCTAAAAGAGATGATAACAAGCAAGAATATGAAGGATATTTCATAGTAGATTCTAAACATGATTGTAACGCAATGGTATTCTATACAAATCCGTACAGCCAAAGTGTTAAATTTGACAATTTTAAAATAAGTAATGGAAATGAAATAGAGTTTAGCGTGGCTATTAGATATCTTGGAGTAAGCGAAAGTGGGCTAAGATGGAATTTAAAAATAGAAGATGTAATTCTAATAGAATAGAGGTGATAAAGTGGACTTAAAAAATACCATAAACAATACAAACACACAAAAAGAAAATTTAAAAACAGTAGCAAATAATATAGATAACAAGTTAGTAGAGCTTGGTGGAGAACGGGCTACAGATTTAGCAGATGTAGTTAACAAAATGGATACTATGGTTGGACAGTATAAAAAAATAGCAGAAGGAGAATATAATTCGGATTTAAAAGTTAGAGATAATGATAGTCAAGGTACTCTAATTAATAATGAATATTTACAGTTTGAAAAGAAAATTCCACTAAATCTTAATTTTACACCAAAACGAATTATATTCAAATTTGAATATATGAATCATTCAAAAACAATTGAAGAAGGAATGTATGCACCATATGGACTTAGTGTAGATAGCAAACACAATTACAATATTTCTACGTCAGCAGGAATAGGTAATTTAAAATACCCTATTAGAGAAACAAAAGTTTTTGTAAAAAATATAACAAGTAAAGAGGCGACTATTGTTATGACTGCGTATAAAGAACTCAATTATCCAGAGTATTTTTTTATGAAAGCACCAATAAAATGGACAGCGATAGGCTAAAAAAGGAGTGATAAAATGGCAGGATACAAATATATTGGGAAAAGAATTTACTATTTAAAAGTAGACGGACGTGTAATATTAGACACAGGAGAGGCAGAAGGTTGGGTTAATCCAACAACAAGTGAGGACGATTGGATAATCTACTCTGAACTTAGTAAATACAACAAAAGTGAAGTAGATTTTATGGAACTACAGTTTGGTGAATTTAAGACAGAATTTGCAGAGTGTACAAGTTACCATGTCGATGTAGCTAAAAAAGAAATAGTATTCGAATATAGAGAAAAGCCTAATCCTCCAGAAATTCCGCAAACGCCGTCGCTACATGAACGAGTTGAAAAACTTGAATCAAACGAAAAATTTCAAGAGGATATGATAGTAGATAATGCCTATAGAGTGGCGTTGCTTGAGTTGTCAGCTCAGGGAATATCACTTTAATATATAATTTCAAAAGAAGGAGATGGTAATATGCTTTATATTTTATTACAGAGACAGGTTGCAAGAAAATCAAAATTTAAAAAAGCTGAAGCCGAAGAGCTGCAGAACAAATTTGATGTATTCTTTTTAAACGGAAGAATAACTCAGGAAGAGTATGAAACACTAACAAATTCTTTAAAAGAAAAAACTGAAGAAATAGTATAAATAAAAGCTAAGCTACTCTATAGGAGAGAAGGGCATAAATAGATAGAACCAGAGGGTTCTTTTTTTATGCCCTATTTTTAGCTAGAAAGGAGAGAGTGATGGCAAAATTCACAGATATATTTAATGGAATTATAGCTGTTGCTGGAACGTGTGTCACATTCCTATTTGGTGGATGGGACATAGTCTTGAACAGTTTAATAATACTTATGGCTGTTGATTATGCAACTGGACTAATGAAAGGATATGTCAACAAAGACCTATCAAGTTCTACAAGTGCACGAGGGTTATTTAAGAAAATAATGATTCTTTTAATACTAATAGTTGGGGTTGCTCTTGATAGAATGCTTGGAACTGGTGAGCATATGTTTAGAACATTAGTCGCATTCTTCTATATAAGTAATGAATCACTTAGCATAATAGAAAATGCTACTCAGCTTGGAGTTCCAGTTCCACAGCAGATTCAGGACGCATTAGAGCAGTTAAAAAATAATAATGGAAAGGAGGTGAAATAGATTGGAAACATTCAGTATATCAGGAGGACACAATCCAGACGGAAAAGTTGGATGTGGTACTGTAAATAAAAAACTTGATATGTACGAATCTACAGAAGACAGATATATTACAAATAAAGTTATAGAATATCTGAAAAAAGATAATAGAAAGGCATACAATTGTACCGTAAATAACGGAACAAGTCAGGGAGATGTATTAGACAAGTTAGCAGATAAGCATAATGATATAGGAGCTGATTGGGATATATCTATACATTTTAATGATGTGAATCATAAAGACTATGTTGGTGATGGTGCAACTATAGGTACAGAGGTTTGGTATTATTCTGGCTCAAAACATGCAGCTGAAATAAAAGAAAAAGGAAACCTTATATGTAGTAATATATCGAAAATTGGATTTAGAAACAGAGGAGTTAAAGCACATTCTGGATTAAGATTCTTAAAAGAAACACATGGTAAGTCTATGATCATAGAAGTTTGTTTTTGCTGTGATAAAGATGATGTTACTCTATATAAAGCAAATAGAGATAATATTGCAAAAGCAATAGCAGATGCTCTTCAGGGGAAAGTATATAATCCAAAGAAGGAGGTAAAAGACGTGGATAAAATCGTATTATATCATGGGGATGCAGATGTGTTTGCAGCTATTGTTGTAGCTCAGAAGCATAAGTGTCCAATGATGAAGGAATCTGACTTCAAAATAAGTGGTCTGAAAGCTAAAGAAGTTGTTCAGATAGGCGGTAAATCAGAAGATGCTAATAGATTCCAGACATTCAAAAATGCAGCGAAGTTGCTGTAA